ATGTCAACGGAACCTGGCAAAAACAAGGAAATTTAAGAGGTCCACAAGGACCTGAAGGACCTCAAGGGCCAGAGGGACCGCGTGGTCCGGAGGGTCCTGAAGGTCCACCAGGGTTTGGCACAGAGGAACAATACAATGAAATCATTTCGCGGCTGGAAGCTCTCGAAGGTGAAGTGTTTGGTGGAGGTGATAGCTAATGCGGAAATTCGTTGTAATTAAAGACTTTAAAGATCTAAAGGATAATGGCTATATCTATCGGGCTGGCGATTTTTATCCGCGTGAAGGCGTCGAATTGGATGAGGATCGTGCTGAAGAATTGGCAAGCGACAAAAAACCGAAGAAAAAGAACCTTTAATTGTTGAAGTTCTGGTTAAGCAAGAAGAAAAGAAAAACGACGAAAAAAATCGAACGTCCAAAAACAAAAAGCCAAAAAATAAAGCGGTGATAATATGTTGGAGCGTTTAAAGGTCCGAATTCCGGACATTGACGAAACGCTGGCGGAAGAATTAATCAAAACAGCCACCGACCGGATCCTTTTGCGTATCGGTTTGCGGCAGGAAACTTTGCCGGCTGAATTGGAATCGATCGGCGTGGAAATTGTCACCGCTATGTATAATCGCCATCAAATGAACCATGAAGGCGTAACTGAAGAAAAAGTTGACGTCTTTTCCATCCGGTTCATTGATGATCTGTTGCGGCCATATGAAGCGGAATTGCTGGAATATCGGGAAATGCTGAAAGACGACGAAGATAGAAAGGTCCGGTTTCTATGAGGATGAAGCCGGTCCATTTTTTGCTTTGGAAGTAGTCGGCCGCGATGAATTAAACAATCCAATCTATGAACCGGTTCCTATTGGTTCGTATAAAGGGGTTTTAACTCAATGGTCGCTGGAAGAAATTGCGGTTATGGATCGAGAAGTTTTAGAAACGCATCAGAAGCTATTAACAGACGCACCGCGTTCTGTCCTGGAGCGTGCTGAACGCGTCGAAATAGAAGGCGTTTCCTATACCATCACCGATTTAAAAAAGGATTTCCGTCGGTGGCGTCTTTGCCATGTAAAGGCTGATGATCCATGAGAATTCACTATGAATGGATGGGCGTTGAAGCTCTTGCTAGGGCTTTAAAGCGTAAAAGCGAAACTGATTTCAAAAAGGTAGAACAGAAAAACATCTTGAATTGCGGAATCGGGCTGTTCGGTCGACGGATCCGTCTAAGGGTGGAACTCCAAAAGACTCCGGTGAATTGCGGTTGAGTGCGACAGTGAATCCGGCTGGCGATACATTTGGTTATACCAAGGATTACGCGCCGCATGTGGAATTCGGCCACAGGCTTGTTCGTGGTGGCCGGACGATTGGTTATGTTCCGGGTCAATATTATTTGCGGACAAACGTCAACATCCAACAGCCGATTTTCCGTCAAGATTTACTTGAAGAATTGAGGAAGAAGTGAGTTAAAATGCTGAAAAAACTTTCGCTTTTGGACCTTCATAGACCTATTCAAGAACGGATCCATGAAGGGACCGATCTGAAATGCTTGGATGATATTCCGCGGTCAGAAAAGCCACCGTTTACCTTTTTGGAATTTGTTAATTCTCGGCCGCGGAACACAAAGACGATGTTTGTCCATGAATACCAGGTTCATGTTCATATTATTTCTCCCCTGGTAGCAGTGTTCCTCATTATCGGAACATCCAGGCGGTGGATGAAGCCTTGACGGAGTATATTCGTCTGCCGGATGGCTACGAACTCTGGGGCCAAGTGGAAAGCGGCCTTATTTCAAATTACATCGAACCACAAACAAAGGAACATCATGCAGTCCTGGGATTCATATTCCGAATTTCGTATGGCTTTAAAGTTAAAATTTAAGGAGTGTGATAGCGATGGCTTTTGAAAACAATCTTTATTGCGATTTTTCCGGGACAGCGACAAAAGCTGTAGCTGGGAAGGATATTTTATTGGCGATTTTTAATAGCACTGGTGATAAATTGCTGGCTGTTGCTGGTCAGCAAGGTTTAACAATTAACCGTTCCAAAGACTCCATTGAGGTCACTTCCAAAGATACAAAGGGCGGCTGGAAGGCCAAAATCGGCGGCATGAAGGAATGGTCCATCGATAATGATGGGCTTTATGTTGCTGATGATGAATCTCACAAAACTCTGTCAAAAGCATTTCATGATGATGAGTTTGTTTGCCTAAAGATTGTTAATCAAAAGACAAAACAAGCACTATTTGGCGGTATTGCGATTGTGACGGATTATCCAATCGAGGCACCGTTTGATGATGCGGTTACCTATTCGATTAGCCTGGAAGAAACGGGCCTTTGGTTGATTTGTCTGATCAAGAAGGCGGCATGATGCCTGGTGACAGCGAAAATGGAGACGGTGGAAATGGTGAGCCAGCCGGGGCTTAAAAATTTTTAAAAGGAGGATGATTGTGCATGTTTGAAGTCGATGGCGATGTGTTAGAGCTTCGTTTTAATCTACAAAAATAAAAAACCTGGAAAACTTGTATAAAATCTCTTTGATGTCTGAATTGAGCCAAAGCAAGGGGATCCTTTCCTTTCACTTGATGGAAGGGCTGTTTAGTGTCGGCTTGTACAACGTCACTCAAGAACAGCCAGTTCGCGGTAAAAAAGCACAGGAGATTTTCGAGAAATTACTTGAGGAGCATGGCTATGGCGATTTAAATGCGCTTATTGTTTCTAAACTGCAAGAAGACCTGGGTTTTTATTCCGTTAGAGCTGGTCGAATATGAATATTTTCGATACTTCCCAAGTCGAACCGCGAACCGAGAAACAGAAGGAATTGGCGGAATTAGCAAGTTCTTATTCTCGTGAACGAGAGCTTGCTTTTTTTGTTGTCAATTTTGGCTTTACGAAACGGGATTATAACGAATTGACCGAGGTGGAAAAGGCGTTTATTTACAAGGCCTATGAAACAAAACTGGTTACGGAAATGACGTATCTTAGAAATGCGGTACTGAACGCGATCAATAACGCATTCAGAAAGAAAACAAAAATTTATAGAGCTGTTTAAACGGAAACAGGTCAAAGCGGACAAAGAATACAACGAAAACGCGATTAAAATCATTACGGAAATGGAAAAACGCGACGGTAAGTCCTGGATTGACAGGATTTACAAAGAAGCGGGCCTGAAACGGCCGGTGAAACCGGGACGGAAGGTTGGTGATTAAATGGCAGATTACACTCTTACAGCTAAATTAACAGCGGATCCGAGTGGATTCCGGGCTGGTTTCCAAAAAGCACAGGCATCTTTGGCAAACCTTCAAAGCCGAGTGAATCAAACCGGGAAAAGGTTTCAATCGATCGGGAAATCCATTTCGGATTTTGGTAGCAAATTGACGCGGAATATAACTTTACCAGCGGTAGGGGCGGCGACGGCACTCACTAGCATTACGCTTGTAAAAGGTTTTGACCGTCTGGTAGGGATTGATTCTGCTCGTGCTAAACTGAAAGGTTTAGGCCATGATGCCAAGACTATTGAGAGCATCATGGATTCCGCGTTGACGTCTGTTAGGGGGACAGCTTTCGGTTTAGATGAAGCGGCTACGGTTGCGGCGAATGCGGTAGCGGCTGGAATCCCACCGGGAAAAGAGCTAACTCGTTATTTGAGCTTAACAGCGGATACTGCGGCGATCGCTGGTGCGTCATTAAGTGAGATCGGTGCAATCCTGAACAAAGTTACCACATCTGGCCGGGCTTACAACAGTGAACTACAAATGCTTTCCGACAGAGGGTTGCCGGTTTATCAATGGCTGGCTGAAGAAGCAAATACGACCGCGGACGCCATATCTTTGATATGGCAAGTAAGGGAGAAATCTCCACCGATATGCTCTTGAATGCCATTGAGAAGAATATTGGCGGTGCGGCCAAAATCATGGGAGAAGAATCGTTTTCTGCGGCGATTGCGAATATCGGGGCCTGACATTGCTCGGATTGGTGCTAACTTCCTTGACGCTGGCGGCAAAGCCGGAGGTTTTTTCTCAACGGTCAAGCCATTATTGACCGAATTCCGCGGCTTTTTGGCTCAAGTTGAAGAACAGGCGGCCGATTGGGGCGTTGCGTTTGGCCAGGCGTTTAATAATGTTATTGATCGTGCTCGTGAGTTAAAATCCTGGTTTGATGGCCTATCACCTTCCGTCCAAACACTTATTACAAGGGCTGTAGCCATTGGTGCTGGGTTCTTAGTTGGGATCGGGCCTGCTTTGCAGTTTGTAGGTTTTTTAACGACACAGTTTGGTTCATTACTGAATATCACGTCGTTGTTGTTAAGTCCGATCGGTCTAGTTGTTGTCGGGATTACGGGGCTGGCTGTTGCCTTTGGGGTGGCAATGGC